ACCTGTACTCATGGGCGGTGCTGAACGCCAACGTGTTCAGCATCAACCTGTGCTTTGCCGGATCGCGGGCCGCATGGACGCGCGACCAGTGGATGAAGCAGTCGAAGGCCATCCGCGTCGCCGCCTACATCGCGGTGCAGGACGCCAAGAAGTACGGGTTCTCCACTGAGGTCATCCTGCCCCCGTATGGCACTGCACGCGCGGGCATCTCGGATCACCGCTACGTCACCAAGTGTCTAGGTATCGGCAGCCACACCGATGTCGGCGGCTCAATGGCGGCGCCTTGGTCGGGCTTCCCGTGGGACTACTTCGTGCAGTGCGTCAACGAGTTCACGAACAACGCGCCGGTCGTCACCCAGCCCGCGCCCACCACACCGGTTCCCGTGTCGGCCTGGCCGGCGAGCGCCACTGACCGCCAGTTGCTGGAGTGGATGGTCAACCAGATGGGTGTCGGCGACCCGTCGTGGCCGTCGAAGGGGATGACGCTGCGAGACAAGGTGTTTTCACTAGCGAAGGCTGCAAACTGATGGCGGCGTGGAAGCCCTGGCAACTCGACACCCCGTACATGAGCGGGCCCGAGGTGATGGCCATCAAGGATCGACTCTGGCGGCTGTTCCAGTGGGTGCGCGACAAGTACCCGCAGCTGGCCCCCGCGGGCCGCACGGACGTCTACGACGAGCCGGTGGCCGCCGCGGTGCGCGAGTACCGATTCCGTCGCGGCTGGGATGCCACGGGCGCCGCTCCCGCTGACTGGCAGGTGAAGGTCGGCCTGGGCATCATCAAGGCCGCCGCCGCCCCTGCTGCTGATCTGAGAACCGAGTTCCTATCGGTGACCGGTACGGGCGGCTTCTGGGACAACGGGTTCGGCTTCGACGTCGGCGTGCGCCTGGACCCGAAGCGATTCCGCCACCAACCGGTCGGCTACAACACGTCGGCGTTCCTGATGGGCGACCCGTCACACTCGTTCCTCGACGCGCTCAACGACGGCTCGGCCGAGCTGCTGCGGCTGTCGCTGCCGAACTACGGGCCGAAGATCTGGGACGGCTACTCGATGGGCGCCAGCGTCGTGACGCGCGCGCTCAACCTGTGGCCCGTCGATCGCCAGCACGAAATCGTGATGGTCACCCAGCAGGGCGACCCGACCAGGCCCAAGGGCAAGACTCTGCTCGGCAACGACCCGGGTGGCGAGGGAATCTCCGACGAGCGCCCGCCTGCGTGGGTCCTCGATCGCTACTTCAGCTTCGCGATCAGCGGGGACATGTACCCGGCCGCGGATGGTCTTCTTCCGCAGCTGTATTCGATTCTGGTGCGGGCCGAGGCGTCGCCCGAGTTCGCCATGTACCTGTTCCAGATGTTCCTCACCTCGGCGGGCGGAATGCTTCTCGGGTCGATCCCTGGCGGCAACCTGCTCGGATCCGGCGCGCTGTCAGGTCTGCTCGGGCTGATCACGCCGGGCCCGGTGAGCCAGACCACCGGCCCGCCAAACCTGTTCGCGATGATCCTCAACATCGGCGGCATCGTGCAAACCCTGATGACCGCGCTGAAGTTCGTCATCACCAACGCGCACTCGCATTACGGCGACCAGCGTGTGTTCGACGGACTGACCGGCGTCGACAAGGCCGTGCAGCTCATCCAAGCCGCCTGACACTTCACCCCCCCGCACGTCAACGAAGGGAATCAACCATGCCCACACCTACCCCCAAGCAGCGCCAATGGCTTTACGGGATCGTCGTCGCCCTACTCCCGGTGCTCGTCGCGTTCAAACTGATCGACCCTGACCAGTTGCCGCTGTGGCTGACGCTGGCGGGCGCCGTCCTGGGTACCGGTGCTGCGGGTACGGCCCTTGTGGCTGTGACCAAGCAACGCAAAAACGGCATCCTCGAATAGCGTGATGACGATCCGTGAGTCCGGGATCTGCGGCGGTGCCTGCTGGGCGCTCACCGGCTGGCTGTGGTGGTTCACCGTCGACCTCGTATGGCGCGCAGACAACGTCACCAGCCGTCAATGGCAATACCTGATGAGCGTGCCCGGACACCAATGGACCTGGGCGGCGCTCTACGCTGCCGCAGCGCTCATCCTCACCGTCGGCATGATCACCACCCGATACCGGCTCCGCAGTGCAGGGCTGGCCATCGGCGGGTTCGGGGCGCTACTCATCGCCGCGTTCTACGCACTCGCGCCGGACATCGGCGCCGGTCTCACCACCCTCGGGTATCACCCCTGGCTGCTCGGTGGCGGGGCGATGCTGCTCGCCGCGGTCGTCAACTGGAGACCCACCCCATGCTTCTGACCCGCATGTTGGACAGGTTCCTCGCCGCCCTCGACGCCGAGGGTGTCGGCCTGTTTCAGGCGATCGTCTACCTTCACGTCGTTACGGCCGGTCTCTACCTGATGATCGGCGCGAACGGCCTCGTCCCTCAGTCCGTCGAAGAGTCTCTCGGCGCGGAGTTCAATGCGGTGTGGCTGTGGCTGTGCGTCGGGCCGATCGTGTGCCTCGCCGGGAAGGTGTTCTATTGGCACAGGGCAACACGCATCGCCGGGATGTGGATGCAGCTGTCCGGGGACATCTTCGGGTTCGGGGTGTTCCTCACCTACGTGGTGGCCACCATCGGCACCAGCTGGTGGGGCAGGGCGGTGTTCGCGGTGTTCGTGTGCGCTGCGATCGGCGAGTGCATCGGACTGCTGATTCTGCGTGACATCCGCCGCATCGGCCAAGTGGAGCGCGAGGTCCGCCGATGAACCCGGCAATAGCCGCCGTCCTCGGTGCGGCGATAGCCGGACTGGTCAGCCTCTGCGTGGCGGCCATCGGGGCTGCCGTCGGTCGCGGTGGCCGGCGAGCGGACATCGCAGAGAAGATCTCGGAGGCATCCGACCGGATCTTCGAGCGCATGGAGAAGGACATCTCCAAGGTCGAGCGGCAGTGCGACAAGTGCACCGAAGAGCTCCGGACGGTGAAGGCCGCCCTTCGGGCTACGGTTCGTGCCATCGACGCCAACGACCCGACTTCTGTCGACGTGGCCATCGCCGCGGCGCGGGAACTCCTCTAGGCCCCGCCACCGGATCTGAACCGCCCCACTCTTCGGAGTGGGGCGGTTTCGTCGTTGGTGAGGACTACCATCGCCGCCATGGTTGGTGAACTCGTCAAGACGACCCGCGGCTGGATCGTCGCACCGCCGACGCATTGCCCGAACGGCCACCGTCTCGGTCCAGGCCGCGTGCTCGTCGGTCACCAGGTGTGCGGCGGCGAAGACCCCGGCGGCCACACGACATGGACGTGCCTCGAGTGCGATGCCACGGTGTACGCGCCGCCGATCGGTGAGGTCTGTCTAGTCCTGCACGGGCCCGCCGCGGTCCGCAGCGTCTAGGGCGTTCGTCGGGCAGTTACCTACGTTCGCAGATGTACGTCTCAAGCACGGTGTAGGCGAACTGATCCGCCGAGACGTAGGGGTTGGGAATGTTCTGCGCGACAGCCTCGGCGGTCAGCTTGTCGATGATCTGGTTCATGGAGGCGTGCTGCTGGAAGTCCATGCACACCTGATGCGCGCGCTGCACCGATGACGCCGCATCCCAGACGACCCAGTTCTTCGCCTCGAGGTTCGCGATGAACCGGCGGTCCTGGGCCGCGGTCATGGCTGGGGGCATCTGCACAGGTGGCGGCTTCTCGACCGTCACCGTCTTGGTTGGCGGCGGCACCATCTCGACCGGGACTCCCCAGCCGTCGGTTGGCGGCTTGGGCTCCGGTGCGGCGACGGGAATCACGGTCGTCATGGGCGCGGCGGTCACCATCGACGACGTGACAGCCGCGTCGACCGGTGCATCCTCCGTGTGCAGGTACATCCCCGCCAGTACTGCGGTTACCGCCACTGCAACCAAGCTAGCCGCGACCGCGGCGCCCGTGATCCGCCCAGGGGTGAGTCGGGTGGTCGGAAGCTCTTCGTCGTAGTCGAACTCGTCGAGGCCCCACGCGCGCACCGACGCGGTTTCGTTCTCGGTCGGTGCCAGCTCGGTCGGGTCGGCGGCATCCACTTCCCCCATGCACGGGCAGTCTACGCCCGGTGGGTGACTTTGCTAGCAAATCGGGCGATGCCATTGGACGTCGCGTTCGGCTGTCCGGCTTCCGCGATGCTGCGTTCCGCGCCAGGGCGCCAGTCGAAGCCACACTCACACAGGTGGTCGTCGTAGTGGCCGTCACCCCGCCAGCAGTGGTGGACGTGCTTCACGCCGGGATGCTGTTCGTTGCACTCGGGCCGCTCCGTCATGGCTTCATCCTCCCACCGCTACCCGACACCAACCGGGACATCTGTAACCAGCGTGGTGCTGCGCCCTGCATCGCGCCGAAGTTGTGCCGGAGTTGTGACAACTCGCGCGATTCCTGCAGCGCCGCCGAGAGACAGTGCGAGTCACGGCGCCGAGGTCAGCGGCTATTTTTGCGACACTACGCAACGGCCAGGAACGCTCTGGGCCCGACTGTTAATCGGAAGGTTCCTGGTTCGAGTCCAGGCGGGGGAGCGGTTTAACCAGCGGATATGCGTCCGCTGGCCGGTCAGATGGGGTCAGAATTGTGACGGATTGTGACAACTCGCGACAAACTCTGCGCCGCAGCCCGCAACGCCTCGGGCTGCGACTTCACGTAGGTCCGCATCGTGAAAGACGAATCGGCATGCCCAAGCCACGCCGCCACTACCCCGATCGGCACGCCCTGGAGGTGCATCGTCGTCGCGCAGGTGTGCCGGGCATCGTGCAGCCTGATGTGCGGCACGCCTGCCTTGGCAACAGCCTTTGTCCACATCTTGGTCAGCGTGTCGGGGTGGTACGGCTCACCAGCCTCGTTGCATACCACGTAGCCCAGATCGGCGTAGGCCGCGCCCAGCGCCAGCTTCTCCGCGGCCTGGCGCCGCTTGGCCGCCTTCAGTTCTGCCAGCAGGCCATCGGGTATCGGCAGCGGCCGGCTGGAGCTCGCCGACTTCGTGACGCCCTCCTGGTCGATCGCCTTGCCGTTCGCGCTGACCCGGGTGTCGGCGATCTGCAGCGTCTTGGCCTTCAGGTCGATGTGCGCCCACTTCAGCCCGCCGATCTCGCCGCGCCGCAGCCCGGTCAATGCCAGATGCCAGGCGTGCCGATCGCGGTCGTCAGCGAGACTGTCGAGGACTGCTGCGACCTGCTCGGGCTCGTAGGTCTCGAACTTCGTCGGCTTCCCGGGCACCCGATCGACGTGGCGAGCAACGTTGCGCGCCAGATCACCCTCGGCGACGAGTTGCTCGAGCACCTGTGACAGCGTGCCCAGCATCAGGTTGCAGTAGCGCGCGCTCCATGGCTTGCGCTTCTTCCCGCCTGGCCGCAGCACGTCGCCGTCGCGGAGCCGGCGCACCAGAGTGTCGATGTCCTTGCGTGTGAGTTTCTGCACCGGAACCTCGCCGAGCTCGGAGCGCACCGGCTGCAGTGCGTCGCGATAGCCGCTGCGGGTGGTGGGCTCGATGCCGTGCCGCGACAGCAGCCAATCGGCGCACGCCTGCTCGACCGTCAGTGTCGTCGGGTGCACATAGGTGCGGCCCGAGACCTGGCCGCGCACCTCGTCGAGAACCCTCCGCGCCTCGGCCTCGGTCGAGTAGCGCTTGCGCATTCGCTTGCGCTTCCCGTCGACCTCGCCGACGTCGACCGTCAACTGGTAGCGCACCACCGGTCGGCCGCCCTTGCGCGCGGCGAGTTCGATGCGTTTGATCTGTGGGGGCAACTGTCGGCGAGCCTCGGCCATGCGTTGAATGATGCACCAGCTGGAGTGCGGCGCCCGGTGATTCGGATTGAAAACCTCGAGGTATCAAGCGGCGGTGGCGGCGCATTGTGCAGCACTTGGTTTACACAGTGAACCTCAAGTTGAGGGGCATACCCAGCAGCGGTTTTGACAATCGGCAGTGTGCTGACGGTGGCACGTGCGGTGCATTCCCCAGCAAGGACAGTGACCGCGATCAGTGCGCGACTTAACCGGCTGTGAGCTCGCTATGCAACGTGAATCGACAACGGGCGTAGTCGGATTGAGTAAACTTCCTGAGAGTTTATTGACCCGCTTGCAAATGACGTGTGGCAGTGCCACATTGCCTACAGTGGCAACTTCGGGGGAACGTCACAGACCGTTCACAAGTTGCGACAAGCCCAAAGAGGTAGCATGCCTGACCCGTCAACGGCAGATCTTAGTTTACGAATCGCGGCCGCCCTCAACTGCCCTCCCGCTAATGAGGTTGACATGCTTCCGCACCTTCAGTGGCAGCTCGGAGAGATCATGGGCCGTGTCAAGCCAAGCGACCTGTCGGCGGCCGAGGTCATCGCGCTGCTCGCAGTGCTCGCTCCCGCGCATTCCCGGGTTCTAATCGGTGCTATTGGTCCACCCGGGCGGCCACTCTTGCGTGCCGTCGGTGAGCCGCCGCCGGAGCTCGTTCAGAATTGCCTCGATTGACACCTTGGTGAGGTCGGCGACCAGAGGGGTGCCGCCGTCCTCGTAGCGAGCGAGCGACCGGGCCGCCGCGGTCTTGACCCGCTCGACCGGGATGCCGAAGCCCAGCGCGATCTTGTCCATCGTCGTCTGATCGGGCATCCGCCCCAACATTTCGCGCTTGTCGTGGAGGATCTTCCAGATCGCCTGCCGGCTGAGGCCGGACCTGCGTTCGAGCTCGGCCGGCTTCCAGCCACGCTGGTCGAGCTCAGCCTGAATGAACTGCCGGTATTCGTGCACGAAACGAAGCCTCCCGTCGGTCTTCCGCGGTGTCTAGTGAACTTACGGGTTGTCGTCAACCGGCCGGTGTCCATCGCCAGGAGACATCATGTCAACCATCGCAAGATTCGTCTACCCCAACTCTGACCTGCTACGTGCCGAACTACAAGCGTGTAACTAGTTGACACCGCGTCAACCGTTATGCAACATGGTGTCTGTCAATCGTTGACAACTAGCCCAACAGGGAGCACCATGACAACCAACAACCCCCGCCGAAAACGCCCGAAAGGCCAGTGGATGCGACTGCGCGACCCCGAGCTCCTTGTGGCACACATGAAGCACGCCGACTACTCCCAGGCCCGCCTGGGTCGGCACGCCGAAACCAGCCGCCAGTTCATCTACAAACTCGTCACCGGCCGATCCCGTACTTGCACACCGCGAGTCGGGCAACGCATCGAGGAGGCGCTCGGCGTCCTCCCGGGCACTCTTTTCGTGCTCGAGAAGTCAATCGATACGAAACGTTCTGTCCCACGTAAGGGGACGAAGGGAACGAAGGGGACGAAGTCGTGAGCGAAAACCTGCTGACCGTCCAAGAGACCGCCGCCAAGTTCAAGTCATCCCGCGCCACGGTCTACCGCCTGTTCGCCGCGGGGGAGTTGGCGTGGGTGCAGATCGGAGCCCGCCGACGGGTGACTGCCGCCGAGATCGACCGGTTCATTGCCGAGCACACGGAGGTCAGCGCGTGACCACCCTCTGCGACCTCCTGGCCATCCTGCGCGCCCTTGCGTCCGGGCGAGATCCGCGCGAGGTAGTGCTCGAGCGTTGGCGGGGGCGGGAGTCATGACTTTCGGCATCCCCGACCCAGGCCGTGCGTCCAAGGCCGTCGAGCTGGTCGTGCGCACGACGACCCCATGTGACCCGATGGCCTTCGACTTCAATGGCCACACTGTTCGCGGCTGGCTACACGCGGATGACCCGATGTTCGTCGCATCCGACATTGCCCGTGCTCTGAGTTACCGCATGGCGTCGGACATGACGCGCCGGATCGACGAGGCCGACAAGGGCTACGCGAAAGTGCGTACCCCTGGCGGCGACCAGGACATGCTCGTCATCAACGAGTCCGGCATGTACACGGCGATCTTCCGTGCCAACGTGGAAGAGGCCCAGGACTTCCGCCGCTGGGTGACGCGCGAGGTTCTCCCGGCCATTCGCAAGACCGGCTCTTACTCGACCGCTCCCGCCCTCACCGGCGCCGAGCTCTTCGCCCACGCGGTCCTCGAGGCACAGGCCATGCTCGCCGCCAAGGACGAGCGGATCGCCGAGCTGGAGCCCAAGGCCGAGATCGCCGACCGGCTGCTCGACGCCGAGGGTGACCTATCGGTAGGCGACACCGCGCAGGCGCTGACCCGCGCGGGCATCAAGACGGGCCGCGGTCGGATGTTCGCCACCCTCGAAGGCAAGACGTGGATCTACCGCGCGCGTGGCGATGGCCGGTATCGCGTCAATCAGCGGGCCATCGACGCGGGATGGATGTCCGTGCTGCCGCAGACGCACTACCACCCGAAGACCGGCGAACTGGTGCTGGATCCGCCACAGCCGCGCGTGACGCCAAAGGGATTGCAGCGGCTGCTCATTGATCTGGGTGGTGTCGCCGCATGACCCAACCACCCCCCGGCTTCATGGCCGTCGAGAACGTCGACCACAACGCCGACGGCTCGATAACCGTCTACGCGCGTGACTGCAACGGCGACCCGATCGTCAAGACCTATGCGCCCGGCACCGTCGTGACGCGACTCAGGACGGATGCATCATGACCAACCAGCTGCATTTCCCCGGCGACTGCACCGACTTCGAGCCGGATTCCTTCGTCGGCGCCGACAAGTTCGGCGCGTTCTACCGGCCCATCGAAGCGACCTACGACGCCGAAGCTGACCGAACCAAGATCCAATACAAGCCCATCCCGCCTGCCGACATGCCCCGGTACGCCGAGGACAAGGTTCGGCAGATGCATGACCGGGCCCGCCTGGTCGAGCTGTTCGGGGGGCACTGGTGACCATTCCAACTTTCCGCGCCGTCGACCAGCAGACCGGCGAGATCGCACCCGTCGTCGACGCCGAAACGTACGCCATCGTCTGCGCTCAGCGAGACAGAATGACCACCGAGCGCGACAACGCCCGCCATGAGCGCGACGACTGGATCGACAAGGCGAGGGCCGCGACCGAATCCGATGCCGCGCAGACGAAATGGGCGCAGGGCTACGCGAAGGAATGTGACGAACTCCGCGAGGAACTCGAAGACATGCGCGAGTCCTGCGACATGTGGGCCGAGCGTGCCGAGATGGCCGAGCGCGCGCTGACCGCCGCCCGGGGCGAACGCGACACGTGGCGCGCTGGGGTATCGGCGGTGGCGCGGTGATCACCCTCAGCACCCTCGGACTCATCGCCATCATCGGCGTCACGCTCATCGGCGGCATCGCACTGGCCTGGCACGTCCATGCCAGCTACATGGCAATGAACGAGCGAGACCGGCGGTTCGTGCGGGGCTGCGAAGTCGCCGACGAGGCCGAGAACGGGGAATGCCGCTAATGGCCAACGTGATCCACGAACGCATCGCCCGCATCGCGCGGCAGGAGTTATCGCAGCGGTACGCCTCGGTGGACGACCAGGCCGACGCGATGGCGGCTGCGATCCTGACTGGGCTTCGGGAAGACGGGGTTGCTGTCGTGGAACTGCCCAAGCCTGACGAGGACGGCCGGTTCTGGTTCAGAGAAGTCTGCTACGTCTACGTCGATCCCGAAGACCAGATGATCATGACGCAGCGCGACACCACTCACGGTGACGCCGACGACGCCCGCGAGACCGCCGCCGCTCTTCTCGCAGCGGCCGACGCTGCGGAGTCCACGCCTGACGAAGATCCACACGCTGGCCAACTCTGGGCCAACGAACTCCAACGCCGCCAACAGCAGGTTTCCTCGGATCGGGAGTGGTCATGACGTTCCTCGTCGCATCCATCGAGCACCACGCCCGCGTCCTGGCCAACGCCGTCAAGCGCGCCCTGGTCGAGAAGTGCAGTGGCTTTAGTGATTACGAGGCGGCCGATTTCTATGAGGGCACCGTCGAGCGCGGCAAGACCTACCGCGTCCGTCCTGGCGAGTTGACCATGTTCGGCAGGATTCAGGACGCGGATGGCTTCTGGGTCGATGCCGCCGAGTTGCAGGCCGAGTGTGAGGCCGAGCAGGAGGTGGCCGAGCCGACGGTCGGAACGCAGTGCCGAGCGCCGCACCCGTTCGCCTGCTTGCTGTGTCGCATCGGCTGTACCTACAAGACTCCCACAGCAGGCCAGCGTGGTGAGAACCCGGCAGGTGACGACTCCCCGACGTCGCCTGCCGGGTCACCAGACCCGTCGCCCACCTCACCACCGGCCAGCCAGCCGCGGGTCGGCGACGAAGGCTCCCCGGCGGAGATAGCGACATTCGCTCGTCGCCCCGCCGGGGAGCGCCCCACTTGGGTCGACTGGGCTGTCCCCGCGATCTGCGACGTGCTGGCCCTGCACGGCTGCGTCTACAACGAAGACGCCGCCATCTACGAGTGCTGGGACGAAGTCGGCCTCACCCCGCATGCGTCGTTCGGTGACGCCCACGACTGGCGCGAGCACGTCGCACCGCTGATCGCCGAACGCCTCGGTGTCGCAATGGAGTCCGCCGCGATACCTGACGCATTCACCCACTGGTTTCAGAAGTAAGACGGCGCCGCCCACGCACGGGCGACGCCATCACCCACAACAGGAATAGGAGCCCTGACGTGAGCGATTCGATTGTACCGGTGTTCGTCCCGGCCGACGGAGCCGAGCTGGCAGCACGCGCGGCCGAGTTCGAGGCCGAGCGCGGGGAAGAGGTGGACCGGTGACGACCCTCCATTTCACCCTCAACCTCATCGTCGTCCTAGTCCTCTCGGGCGTGGGCGCGTTTGCGGTCATGGCCAGTGTGGCACTCCTGCGGGACTGGTGGACCCAGCGATGAGCGCGACGGTCGTGACCGGTCACGGCACCTACGAGTCGTCGCGAGCAGAGCAGTACCACGTTGACGAGTTCGGCCACCTGCACCTGGAGACTACCTACGGCGGCCAGGTCGCGACGTTCGCCGCTGGGAAGTGGTCGACCGTCAGGCTGATCCCGAGCCGGGATGCCAAGGGCCGCTTCGTCAAGCGCGGTGCCAAATGAGGCCCCGCACGCTTCGCCGCCGCCTCGCCCTGGCCGGCTTCGGTGCCATCCTCGCGGGTGCCACACTCGGCACCGGTATCGCCAAGGCCGAGCCCATCGACAACTACGCCGCGATCAACGCCAGCCCGATCTGCTCGACGCTCGACAGCTTCCCCACGATCGCGGGCGTTACCGGTGTCCTGCAAGGCGTGATGGAGGACAGCGGGTTCGGCCCGTACGACGCTGGTCGCACCATCGCCACCGCCGTAGTCGGTTGGTGCCCACGGAATCTGCCTGTGCTGCAGCGCTTCGTCGCGGTCTACGGTCCCGAGGCGCGGACGGTGATCGCATGACCACCAACATCATCGACCACCCAAACCTGGTGCGCGTGTGCGGTGATGCCACCTACTCCGCGCACTTCGGCCCACTGGTCAGCGTCACGCCGATCAGCATCCCGGGTGACGGACACCACCCGCATATTGCCCTGCGGTTCAGGCGCGGTGTGGTGCTGGACATCTCGCTTCCCGATGCCATCGCGGTCGCGCGGCAGTTGCCCGAGGCGATTGCGGCGCTGCCCTTGGTGCCGAATGTGTCGGGTGCGCTGGCGGATTTGGGGGAGCCCGCGTGACGGCCTCGCTACTTGACCTCACCCGAGCCCGTGTCGCCCGCGAGCACCGCGCCGACATCTTGGCCGGCGCACTGACTAAGTGCGAGTGCAAGCGCTGCGGCCAGCCCTGGACGACCAATGCGGGACCACGCGACAACTTCTCGCTCGTCACGAAGTTCTGCCCGGATTGCGTTGCGACGCTGCCGAGATGGGGGATGGCATGACCGCCGCACTAGGCATCGCAGCTCGCCGAGCCCGCGTCGTCGCCCTCACTCAGCAGGGCTTCACGGCCGCGGACATCGCTGCCGTCGAGGGGTTGACCATGCGGACCGTGTACCGCATCCGGCAGGAACTGGGCGTGTCACGGGAGAGATTCGCGCCACTGAGCGACGGTGAATTGCGCACGGCCGCCCAGCTTCTCGATGATGGATGCTCATGCAGCGAAGTGGCTCGGACGCTCGGGCGTAACCAGACCACGATCAGCAAGCACTTTCCCGGTCGCGGCTGGCCCGTCGATAGCGGTCAAGGCCCGCAGTTCGGGGCGACCAACCGATGGATGAAACGCAAGGCGCTACAGAAGGCGGGAGTGCGGCTATGACCGATTACTACGACCGGTTCGGCTACCCAGCAGACCTCGACGAGTGGCGATCGGCCGTGCGGTCGATGAGCGAGACCCAGCGTGTCCAGGCGTGCGGGCACAGCGCGCGCAACGGGCGTGTGTGCCCTGACTGTGGTGAGGAAGTGGACCGTGGCTAAGGCTCAGCAGAACGGAAACGACCTTCGCAAGTGGTACATCACCAAGTTTCGGGGCGCGTGGCTGGTCATGCCGCCAGTGATGGCCGGAATATCCAACTGGCACACGCTCGGAGCCACGTTCACGACCGGCAACGAAGCACACGCCACGTTCGCCCGAGGAGGCCAGCGATGACGCTCATTACACACCCAGACCTGCTGCAGGGAACAGACGAGTGGATGGACCAGCGGCGCGGGATCGTGACGGCGTCAGTGGTGGGCCAACTCATCTCCACGCGCAAGCTCGGCGCGGGTGACTACGACTGCCCGGACTGCGAAGCACCTGCGCTCGAGCCCTGCCGCAGCAAGACCAAAAAGGGCGCAGTGATCAAGACGTTTCACTCTGAACGTGTCGACGTCGCAAGGCGTTCGCCCTCGCCGGTCGTCGTCGAGGTTGCACGCAATGACACGTCTCAGGGGCTCACAACGCTACTCGCGGCCGAGCGCATCACGGGATGGACGGAACCGACCTACATCAGCGACGACATGATGCGGGGTATCGCTGACGAACCGATCGCCCGTGACAAGTACTCGGAGCACTACGCGCCGGTCAAGGAATGTGGGTTCATCACAGAGGACCGCTGGGGATTCCAGATCGGTTACTCCCCAGACGGTTTGGTGGGCGACGACGGGCTGATCGAGATCAAGTCGCGTCGGCCCAAGACGCAGTTGGCGACCATCCTGGCTGGTGAGGTGCCGATCGAGAACATGGCCCAACTGCAGTGCGGCTTGCTAGTCACTGGCCGCGAGTGGATCGACTACGTGAGCTGGTGTGGCGGCATGCCTATGTACGTCAAACGGGTTCTACCACAGCAGAAGTGGTTCGACGCGATCACCGAGGCAGCCGCGACGTTCGAGAAGAACGTCGCGGAAATGATCAGCGCCTATGGGCAGTACGTCACTGGGCTGCAACCAACCGAACGCACCACCGAGACTGAAATGGTCGTCTGACATGGACATAACCGAAACACTCACCCCGAAGAGCGACCAACTAAACGCCGAGGACCTGCTCACCGGCTCACGCACCGTCACGGTCGAGAAGGTGACCAAGGGGTCCGTCGAGCAGCCGGTCGACATTCACCTGGTCGAGTTTCCCGGCCGACCCTTCCGGCCATCCAAGACGTCGCGGCGCCTACTCGTCGCGGCCTGGGGTGCTGAGGCGTCGGCCTACACCGGTCACCGGATGACGCTGTACCGCGACCCCGAGATCAAGTTCGGCGCCGAAAAGGTCGGTGGGATACGCATCTCGCATCTCTCTCACATCGACAAGCCGCTGACCATTTCTCTGACGGAGACGCGGGGCAAGAGGAAGCCGCACCGCATCGAACCGTTGCCCGACGCACCGGCCACCACCCCCGACCGGCTCGGCATCGGCGCACTCTTCGACAAGGGCGGCCTACCGAAGGATCGCAGCGACGACCGGATGATCGTGACGCGCAAGATCATCGGCCGTGACGTGGCTGCGTATGCCGACCTCAGCACCGCCGATGTCGACGCGTTGCAGGTGCAGCTCACGACGTGGGATCTTGGCGGTGAGTTGGTCGACAAACTGAGTGAAATCTTGGACATGGCCGCGATCCAGGCCGAGTCCGAGGGTGGTGAGAAGTGACCGCGTACTGCGCCATCACTAAGCCAGGCGTTGGCGGCGAGTTGCGCTGCGACTTACCACCCGACCATCCCGGCGACAAGCACGCCATGGGACTGATGAATCCGTTCATCCCGGGCAAGGTCGCGTTCATTCATGAGTGGACGCTCGACGGCGCGGAGCCACAGCGGGAGGTGTCCAAGTGACCGCACCCGCCGCAGAACTCTGCCAGAACTGCGACCGCGCCATCGAGCCGGTCGACAGCCCCGGTGCGACATACAGCCACCGGCACGTCGCGTCCAAGCGCATCTGCTGCCGGTCGGTGTATGAGCCTGAAATTGCAACGCCTGTAACCCAACCCGAGAGGACCAACTGACCATGGCCGAAGTAACCGAGCGCACCGCACCAGGCTGGGTGCCCACCACCGACGCCCTAGCCAACATCCCAGCGGACCTGCTAGGCCCCATCCCGGCTGAGATCAGGCTGGGCGCGAATGTCTTGATGATGATGGAGACCCCGCCCGCCAATGGCGACACCGTCACCGTCGTTGCACGCCTGCGCATCTGGCGCACCGGCACCGACCAGCAGGGTGAGGACGCCGAAGAGCGACACTTCCGTCAGGGCAAGATCGTCGCGGCGTGGGTCCAGGGCCAGCCGGAACCGCCAGACCCCGAAGCTGAGCAGCCGGGACTGTTCGATGACGACGGCAACGCAATCGAGGACGGCGACGGCACAGACGGTGAGCCCGAGAAGCTGGGCGACATCGTGGACAACGTTGCGCGGCCGGACTTCTCGCATGTGAGTGAAGCATGAGCGAGTTCGCACCGTTGATCTACGTGGACCTGGCCTACACGCCATTCGTTGAGTCGCCGCTCAAGGGCCACGGACCCGACCCAGCGCGCCACCAGCCCTGGCGCCTGCTGATCAAGTCGGGCGACAACCAGAAGCCGCTGTTCCGGTCCACCGAGTCGTACTTCAACCGCGACGATGCGATCCACGCGGCCGAGTTGGCATTCGGGTCGGGTAGCAACGTCTACCTTCGCGAGGCTGAGCATGGCAATCGGGTGTTGCGGATGGCGGTGCCCGAGTGACCACCTATATCGCGGGGCCCATGACTGGCTTTCCGAACTTCAACTACCCCGAGTTTGTCTATGTCGCAGGCGTTCTGCGGGATAAGGGCATCGATGTCCGCTCGCCGAATGAGATTGATGCTGGCGGCGTAGAGCGCACGTGGGAGTGGTACATGCGCGAGGCGCTCAAGATGCTGGCCGAGTGTGACGAGATCCTGCTGCTCGTCGGCTGGCGGCAGTCCCGCGGCGCAACGCTGGAGCATCACGTGGCCGAGGCGCTGGGGATGAAGATCACGGAATGGGCCGGTAGTTCGGCGGTGATCTCATGACCCTCACCACGAAGCAGCAGCAGTGGGACTGGCTCAAGGCTGAGACCCGCGCCCAACGTGCCATCCGCCGCATCAAGACCCCTGGCCTCATCGACGGGCCCGTGCGACGTCGCAAGGTGGGCCAATGCTGCCCGCACACGTTCAAGCACCACACGGCGAGTGGTGGGTGCCGGCGTGGGTGTGAGTGTGGGGTTGGGCCGAAGTGAGGCCAGTTGCCGTCCATCGATTTCGCTGCGACCGCTGCGACGAGCCCATGTCGGCCAGTGGGCCGGCGCGCGAGTGCCAGCTGTGCGTGGCCGCCGCGCGCAGGGTGTGGCCTGGCGCGGGGCCGATACAAGGGGAGGCATCGGGTGGCTGACACCGCGATCGAGTGGACCGACCGGGTCTGGAATCCGACGACCGGATGCGACCGCGTCTCGCCGGGCTGTGATCACTGCTACGCGCTGACGATGGCCAAGCGCCTCAAGGGTATGGGCTCTGCGAAGTACCAGAACGATGGCGATCCAAAGACGTCGGGCCCGGGCTTCGGTATCGCGATGCACCAGGCCTCATTGAGTGAGCCGCTGAAATGGCGTAAGCCGCAACGGATCTTCGTCAATAGCATGTCGGACCTGTTCCACGCGGGTGTCGATGACATCTTCCTCGGCCTCGTCTGGCAGGTGATGGCCGAGTGTCCACAGCACACCTTCCAGATCCTCACGAAGCGGCCTGCTCGGATGCGGTCGTTCCTCAAGCCCTTTGAGCCGCTGCCTAACGTCTGGTTGGGCACCTCGGCCGAAGATCAGAAGACCGCGGCCTTGCGCATTCCCATACTGCTCGGCGTCCCGGCTGCTGTGCGGTTCGTCAGCGCTGAGCCACTACTTGGGCCGATCGACCTCGCGAAGGCGATTGAGCCGAACTTCGCGCGGGGTGGATGGAAAGACTTGAGCCGTCTGCACTGGGTCATCGCTGGTGGCGAGTCGGGGCGGGGCGCCCGGCCGGTGGATGCCGACTGGGTGCGCAGCATTCGCGACCAGTGCGCCGAGGTCGACATTGCGTTCCTGTTCAAGCAGTGGGGCGGCCAGACGCCAAAGGCAAATGGGCGCGAACTCGACGGCCGCACCTGGGACCAGTACCCCGCAACGACGATGGAGGTGCCCGCGTAAATGGCTCGATCGACCGGTAAAGACCACGCCCGCATCAACCTCGATATCTGGGGCGACGAGGACTGGCTCGACCTCACCCCACCCGCTCAGCACCTCTATTTCGTGCTCTGGACGAGCCCTCAGTTGTCCTACTGCGGCACAGGCGATTGGCGGCCGGCGAAGATCGCCGCGAAGGCCAAGGGATGGACGCCGGCACAAGTCGAAGCCGCCGCCGCCGAGTTGTCCGAGCGGCTGTTTCTGCTCATCGACACCGACACCGAGGAGTTCATTCTCCGGTCCTGGATGAAGCACGACGGGCTGTGGCGCACACCGAACATGGCCGTATCCATGGCCAACGCCCGCGCCGATCTAGCCTCCCGAGCACTCCGTGGCGTGGTGGTTTTCGAGGTGCTGAAGATCAAGAAGCGAGAGCCGAAATCGACATCATGGGAACGCGATGCAGTGGCTTCGATGCTCACCCAATCGGCCGTGAACCCGGTTGAACTGGAGCCGTTTAACCCTTGGGCTAACGGTGGCGCTAAGGGTGGGCCTAAGGGTGGCGCTAACCCTTGGGTTAAGGGTGGGCCCAACGGTGGCGGAACTATGGAACCTAACCCCACCGCTAACGGTGGGTCCAACGGTGGCGCTACTCCTACTCCTGCTCCTACTCCTACCTCCATTCTCCAAGGGGGTCACCAAAATCCGGAAGGTCACCAGGGCGCCGAGCACGACCCGAACACCCCCCCACCAAGATTTTGCTCTGAGCATCCGACCGGCACGGGGAAGCCGTGCCGCGCCTGCGGCGCTGCCGGCGACGGGCACAAGGCATGGACCGCGGCACGCGCCGAGTCACGCCTCCGCGAACTCGCCGACTGTCCCAGCTGCGACCCCAAGGGCTGGCTGCTCAACGACGACGGCACGCCAGCCGATCACCAAACCCGCTGCCCCGCCCACGACTGGGAGACAACCCATGCCTAGCGACTCCCACCTCGACGAGAACGGCTTCGTCGTCCTCGACAACCTCGACAGTTCCGGCATCGCGCCGCACTCCCACCGCGCCCAGATCGCGGCCTGTGCCCTGTGCGACGTGGATGGTTACCGCGGCTCGACCATCTGCGATCACGTCGACCACCGCGAGGCGGCCCGGCGCGGCATGGAGCTCGTTCGGGCTGAGATTGCCAAGGCCAAGGGGGGCAAGTCGTGAGCAATCGATTCGATCGACCGAGTTGCAACATGGCCGATCCCGAGCGCCTCCGTCATGCGCCGGTCGAGTGTCGCTGCGGTCGTGGTCTCTGCCATGACGGTCAGCATGAATGCGCCTGTGGTGCCCGCTGGGGCTCTCAGTCATCCGCTGACACGCCGCATACCCCGAAAATCGGCCCACGGGACGCACAGCCCCGGGAATCGGCACTCACGACCGATGGCGAGGACGACCAATGACCGAGATCGCCTACGAACCGCCGGAGCGCGAGTTCAACGACACGCTCCTGGCATTCCGCGACATGCAGATGCGCGACTCCATGAGCGCAATGATCGAGCCTGACCCACTCGGCGACGTCAACCGCATCGTGACGCTGGTGCGCAACACCGGCAGCCGTCAGCACCGGATCAAGTCGGTCCTCTGCCGCGTACCCAAGGGCGCCGAGGTCGAGCTCGTCTACGAGAACACGCCGACCACCACGATCCTGGACTCCGATTGGGCGCCGATTCACCGATGGGCTGGCCGCCACGTGTGGGCCGTCAAGGTCGACGGCAAGCGCGTCATCGAGGTGCCGGACAGCGAAACCCACCCACCGACGTTGCCGCGCCCAACCGTGCCCCTCAGCCGCCGTCTCCGGTCCTGGGCTACCAAACTCGCCCGTTCGGCTGCAGACGGGCTCGCTGGGCGGCTGGGGTACCACCGTGCGGGCGAGTGCGGGGGGTGGGATGAATGAGTGCTTGGGACGAACTGCGTGAAGCGTGGCGCTGGAACACGCCAATCTGGCGGATGACCACGGCGGCAAGGTGGCTGTTCCTCGGCCTGTTGGTCGGCTTCCTCGCGTTCATGGTTGGCCTGGCGGTGGTTCTCGCATGACCCGCTGCTGCCTCTGCCGCGAATCTGAGGGCGGCATGAACCGTGCGTCCAACAAACTCGAGCCAACCGACCTCCCCGGCACCGGCTGGCGTTGCACCGACCACGACGCCTGCCGCCAGCGTGTGCGGGCCACCATCGCGGCGCATGTTGGGCTTGCGGAGGTGTGCGATGGGTGACGCGCCGAATCCCCGTGTCCAGCTAGACCCTGACGGCACACTGGACGACTTCGCCGCATGGGACGTCAAAGTGGTCCACTTCGAAGCGCTCGATCAGTCGCAGTGGTACTTGACGGTTGAGCTCGATGATGGGCAAATCTGGCAACTCCACTTCGGTGCGAAGAACGACCGTGCTGCGGGATATGCGCGAGCCGACTTCATCAAGGGGCCGACCGAATGATCGTCGTAGGCCTCGACCTCTCGCTCACCAACGCCGGCATCGCGGTCCTCACCGACGGCCGCCCAACGCTGCTCACGTCGGTCGGTCACGACCGGGAGGGCAAGAGCCACGCGCACCGATCGCGACGCATTGTGAGCCAGACACGGGCGATCATCAGCGCGCTCAACAACGCCCTGAACGAGGGCACCGTGCGTCGCCTCGAGGACCAGCAATTGCCCGACCTGGCCGTCATCGAGGACCAGCTCGAGCACGGGCCCATGCTGCCGAGCGCGCTCGATCGATCCGCGCTCTGGTGGGGCGTCTACAGCTCGCTACTGGCCAAGCGGATCCCCATCGCGGTCATGAACCCCACGACGCTCAAGGCCTGGGCGACGGGCAAGACACGATCGCCGATCAAGGGCGAGGCCAAACGCCAGATGCTCGCCGAAGTCAAGACGTGGTGGCCCGCAATCCCCGTGCGCAACGACGACATTGGGGACGCGCTCGCACTCGCGGCCATGGGTGCATTCCACCTCGGGGATCCCATGCCGTTCGAGGTCAAGGATCGGCACCGGAACAACATGGAGCAAGTCGCGTGGCCGGTGATGACCGCATGAGCTTCGCAGCGAACTTCCCCGCGAACTACTCCGGCAAGTGTGGAGCATGCGGTGATCGCATCCACGTCGGCGACCAGATCGACTACCGCGACGGCAGCACGATCCACGCCTTCTGTGACGACCGCGTTGATCCCGACGAGCCACGGCGCACCGAACGAAAGTGCCTTGAGTGCAACCTCATCCACGCGGGGGAGTGCGAATGAAATGCGTATGCGGACACTGGCACACGGCAACCTGCCGACACTGCGGATGTACCACGCCTGAGCCTGACGATGGCACCGACGGCACCAAGAGCTACCCGAGCCCGGACTGGACATTGGACCGATACCAAGGGATCTATAGCCCGCCTGGAGGTTACAAGCTGCCATGAGAGACAAGGCATGGAGGGAACCAAATGACTGAAAACGAGGTCTTCCGGGCGCTGGCCCGTGACCTAGAGCGTCTCGAGAGGTCGGGCATGACCTTCGGCGACAGGGCGCGCGACCTGTTACTGAGCTACGACATGAAGCCGACAACATCCGGGCGAGTGACCGATGCCATCCGCCGAGTATTCGCCGAGGAGCATCCCTGGGGGCCGGACCTGCCCTACGGATTCACCGAGTACGTGCACCGCATCGCACCCGTCGCGGCCCAAGCCGCCATTGATGCGTTCTATCCGCAGTAGTGCGGCGGCATGGAACACATGCAGTACATCGCAAACCTGACGAAAAACCAAGGAGAGAACAGTGAGTAAACCCTTGAGCGAGGAGCAGTGCGCGGCGTTCGAGGCTAAGTGCCTGGCCGAAGGTAACTGCCCTGGCGGCGGCGGCAGGCTGCGTCTGGAGCAGTGGGATTCTCACGGCCCAACGATGGCCTGCGGGATGTGCGACTGCTTCGGGTTCGACCCCGCCGACCCACGCTTGAGCAACCGATGACGTGTACCGCTTGCACAGGCCGATCCACCCTCTTCTTATGCGGCCCTTGCCAATCCAAGCTCCGCGACCTACTCGAGCACCTGCCGCAGTGGATCACACACCTGGAAGAAGCGGCGATTGGCCAAGTCTGCCTCGGCGACGGTGGTGGTGGCCGCAGCACCGCGCGACGGGAGCCGTTCAAGGGCGATGACGAGCCACCACAGGGCGATCCAGCACTACTGCGGCGCTTCCTCGCAGCCGGCCGGGTCAATGCGCGGGCCAGCACGATGCTCGACGCCGTGCGCAACTCACTCACCACATGGACACGACACCTCGGCGAAACGCGCGGAATCGTGTTCGTGCGGCCGGGATTCATCGGGCCACTGCTGCCGGGTCACGTGCGGCTGGCCAACACGACGCCTGCGGTCCTGGCGTTCCTGGCCGAGAACGTCGGAGCCATCGCGTGTGACGAGGCTGCGGGGGAGTGCCTGGCTGAGCTCGAGGATCACGTGCGGGCGATTGAGAAGGTGATCAATCGGCCGCTCGCGATGCGGTACTTGGGCCCATGCAGGACGTTCGACGAGCGCACACGCCGCAGCTGCGGAACCCAGTTGCAATGCCGCGAAGACGTTCTGGAGGTGACGTGCCCGAAGTGTCGGCACACCTACAACGCCAATCACCTGCAGAGCCTCACGGAAGACGACCTCGAGCGCAGGAAGATGACCATTGACCAGCTCCTCGGCTACATGCGGCGGCTACCCGAGGAGTACCGGGTCGACGAACGGAAGCTGCGACGGTGGCGCAAACCCAACAAGGACGGGGTCGTGAGGCTCAAGGCGTGCGGGTTTCGGCGGGCAGATGGGCGCGAGGTGATCAATCGACACAGCGAGGATGACGAGCCGCTGTACCGGTGGGCTGACATCAAGGCGCTGAGGGCTGAGCGGCCTGATCGGAAGGTCAGTGCATGACGGAACGCAGGTTTATCGGCAAAGGAGCAAACGATGGATGAGAAAGTCTGGGTGGTCCAGTGGAGGCGATACAGCCGACCCGAGGCGAACGCCGACCTGTTCGACATCGTGGAGGTTTACCGCCAGTGGGCCGATGCGTTCAAGAAGTACTCCGACCTCACAGATCGGGGCTATGAGGCAACCTTCAACGAGACAACGCTGTACTGAGCGCAACGTTATCGGCACACCAGCAAAGGAGACATGAATGGACTGTTACTGCGGCATGTGCGAGGGGCACTGCCCCTATGAGGTGGGCGGCGAATGCCACAACGAGATCGACGCCACCGAGTGTAGCGATACATACATCCCGCCGAACACCGGCTATCTCACGTAAGGGTGACCCCATGAGTCAACAGCAGCGGACCCAGTGGGCGCTGGACCTGTTCGGAGAGTTCGTCCGCGATTGGGTCGGCCCCGCCGCACGCAGTGCGTACGTGGCCACGGCGCTCGCGGGTACCTCACCCAGTCCGTTCGAACGAGTGGCCGACGCCATCAGCGCCATCGCACCTACGCCCGATAATAGCCGTCGCGTGGGCTGGGCAGTATTCAAGAGGGAGTACGACACCGAATACAGCCGGGAGCGACCAAGCGGCTGGGTGCACACGATGGTCAGCGCGGTCTTTGAGGAACCGGAGCAGGCGACGAACGCGCTCGCATTCCTGCGGGCCAAGCACCTGACCAACAACTTCGTCATCTGCGAGATACAGGAGATCCCGTGACGACCAAGGGTATTGACAAAGACGCACAAGGCGATCCCGTGACGATTGATGACTTCGTGAGCAATTACACCGGAGCGCACGGCTTCGACTGTCGCATGTGCTATCCGCGCGGCTGGCCATACCCCCAAGCGCGAAACAGTGAACCGCACGATGCGCCGATGCCAGCAAACCCGGCAAATCCGACTACCTGACGTAAGAGAGGATTACCGGCATGACTGCAGTGTGGGTTGCCGAGCTCGACTACACCCGACCAGGGGCGTCGGGCTCATGGATGGGCGTGCATGAGACCCGCGACGGCGCGCGCCTATCGCTCGGCGAATATGCGCACGCCCATGGGATGGGCGACCTGTGGCCGCGCGCTCGAGAGCGGGACCTTGCGACTGCAAGTGAAGTGGCTTCGTCGACGTCGGTCAAGGACGGCGACTGCGAACTCACCTACGTGATCAATCGCTACGTCGTGAATCCGTAGAGAGAATTACCGGCATGAACTGCCCGATCTGCAATCACCCGTCGCACGAAGGCCACCGCTGCGACTACGCGATCACCGAGACCTCCCGCGACGACGTCGGGATCTTCGCCAAGCCGAGCGGGCATCTCGATAACGGAGATCGTCGGGACATGCGCGTGCGGTTCAGGCACAACATGGCGGCCCTAGCACGACACACCGACACCACAGGTAGTAGCGGAATGACACCAGTGTCGTTTACGATGTCCGCGTCACCTGATGTAACGACCTATGGTCGAACGCTCAGGACCCCTAGCGCCCCGACTGCTGAGCAGCGGGGCGTTTCTCGTCGGCAAGCGAGGTCGGCATGCTCAGTCCAACCGAACTCGGCAGGCGCATCACCAGCGCACAGGACAACCTGCGTGCCGCTCGACGAGATGGCCGATACGACGACATCGTGACGTGGCGCAAAGAGGTCGACGAGTTGCTCGACCAGGTGCAGAGAACTTCCCCATCCCACTAGCCCAGGGAGACCAATGAAGATCATCGATAACGGACCGCCGCTCATGGCGCGCGACTGCGGTTGTGGCACATGCCAGGCGATCCTTGAGGACGCTGCACGACGCAAGGCCGCCTCGACGGACATGCCCTATGTCGATCAGGTGCGCGGCGTCACGATCGAGGTTGGCGAATGAGCAACCCAGCTGTCGCCCAACTCATCGCCCAGGCCCTCCCCGCACTCGTCTACCCCGGCGACGGCAAGAGCGCGGCCGTGGTGATCCCGCTGCCGACGTTCCGCAACACGGGCATACCGGCTGATCAGGCCGAGGCGTACGCCAAGGAGGCGGGCCTACCACACATGGACCTCGCGCAGCTCGTCGCCGAGTCGATCGTGCACCTGCTCGAGACCAATGGCTACCCGCTGACGTCCGCTGGCGAGGTCGACCAGTTGCGTCTTGCGGCCGCCGACCGGGAGCACCTGCGCCATCGCCAGGTCGAGGTCAGCTGCAACTGTGGGGCCAAGCTGTTCAAGGCCAACGTGACGGACTTCGACACGGACAAGGCGAAGATCAGCCCCCAAGTGATCAAGGCCTTGCGGTCGCTGAGTCCCGAGTGTGCGTTGGCGCATCAGCCGGTGAACGCATGATGTTCAGCGCGGACGAGATGCGCAGTAAGCCAGTGCGAATCACCGGCAAGGGTGAAATCTTCATCGGCGACGAGCAGGTACTCGCTGACTATCCCATCGGCGAGGGCAGCATCAGCGTCACCCCGTGGCACGGGAAGCTCAACCAGTTGACACTGACGCTGGTGGTCGGACCGGTGAGCATTGAGTTGCGCGACAAGCCTCAGCAGGCCGACTAATGGCCCGCCTCGAGGTCAAGGTCGACGGCATCACCAAGTACGAGGGCGATGTGCCCGACAGCTACCTACCCAAGTACCCCTCGGCGTTCCCTCAGGCGCTCGGTGCTGCTGGCCCACCTAGCCCTGGCGCTCCTGTGCCACCGCTGGCGAGGGTGTACCTGCTGGGCGTGCTCGGGCCTGCACTTGCCGAGATGCTGCAGAAGACTCCGATGCTTCAACCCATCGATGCCAAGTGTGAGATGAGTGCGGCTAGTGGTGGGTTCGTCATCACGGTGAGTGGGCCGGCGATCAATGTGGATGATCTGAAGCCGTGACGGTCTACATCGTCACTGGCCCACCCGCAGGCGGGAAGAGCACGTGGGTCGCTGAGCACGCCCAGTACGCCGACGTGGTGATCGACTACGACAGCCTGATCGCAGCGCTGCACAACGAGGACGTGCCAGGCGATCCCGCCGAGCAGCCCAAGCACTTGGCCGAGATCGCCATGGAGATGAGACAGGCTGCCATCAACGCGGCCATCAGCATCCACGATGTCGACCCACGTCATGACGTCTACATCGTCCACACCACGCCCAGCCGTCAGCACCTCAACCAGTACCGCAAGCATGGTGTGCAGATGGTTGAGATGGATCCAGGCTTCGACGAGTGCATGCGACGAGCTGCACTCGAGCGCACACCACGACAGCAGGCCATCGTGCACGACTGGTACGTACGCCGCGGGCTCACCGTCTAGCGATGGTCACCAAGGCCAAGCTCAGTACCACAGCCAAGGGGTTGGGGTATCGGCACCAGAAGGCAACGGGTGCACTCAAGAAGACGCACCGTGATGGCTCATCCTGCGACTGGTGCGGCAAGCCAATGTGGCTCGACCGCACACGCAACCCTGACTACGACCCGGTGAGCACCAACCCAACCAGTGGCGTGCTCCAAGGCGATCACTCGAAGATGGCAAGGTCGGAAGCACTGCGACTCGGGTTGCCGATCCCACCGCCTGACCGGTTGCTGCATGGTGAGTGCAACCGTCAACGAGGCGACGGACTCAACGACCACCTCGCTGCCGCAAACACTGGCGCGACGGGGTTGGTCGACACCAGTTCACTCGCGATGCCGTGGCCATGGTGATGCGTGAGATGTGGTGCGTTGCAACAACATTCGACGCGATGCGATGCGCGAAAGTCGTTGTGGCACAACCCCACCCGTCGATAATCTTGAGGGTGGGGGGGTCGCTTCTCGCTGAC